TAAAAGAGATAACGGTCTCAAAAAGAAAGCCCGAAAATACAGGCTTTTTCAGGTGTTAGAGCGTTACTTTTCGCGTGCGCGCCCGTGCGAAAAACCATAAAAAAGGGGCAAAAATTAGGTACGAGCAAAGTGACAAAATGATAAAATCATAAAAAACCTGTCACATTGCCCAATTATCAAGGGTTTCAGGCTCTTTATACAGTGCGAAAAAGGCTCTTTGCAATGTGACAAAAAATGTATAAATATGCACAATATACACTTTTTATACATATGCGTTAAGTGTTCTAAATTTGCTTATGAGGTTTTTTAAGAAGTAATTCATATATAAAATTCATAGAAATACTACTACTATATAATTATAAAAATACAAGAAATGGAGGTGTGAGTTATGTTAGACACATGGATACAAGAAGTAACAATAGATATGATACCAGATGGAATGTGCAAGGAGATTGCTGAAAAAATTGGAATAAAAAACTTATTTGAAGTTTTGGAGTTAGTAGGAGGCGCAACCTTTTATTTTCCTAAACCTGAAACGATGTTAAAAGGCTGGCGCGATGAAAAAATCCGTAAAGAATATAACGGCTTCAATTCTTTTGAGTTATCAAAAAAATACAAGGTTAGCGAACGCTGGGTACGGTTGATTGTAGAGAACGTGAACACTGACTACACTTCCGGAAAACGAGGTGACAGTGTCAGAAAGCAGAAATAATAAAAAGTTAAGTACATTTACCAAATTATTAAAAAATGAGGAGGATAAGTAAATGATAGTAAATCAACAGTTAATTAGGGACATGTATACGAATTTTAACGCTCTTTTCAACAAGACATTTGATGAAACAAAGCCAAATTATCCACTGGTGTCAATGGAAGTTCCTTCATCAAGCAGTGATGAGAATTACGCATGGTTCGGGCAGCTTCCAAGTATGAGGGAATGGATTGGAGACAGGCAAATTCAAAACCTGAGTGCCTATACATACGCCATCAAAAACAAGGATTTTGAGCTTACCATTGCAGTAAAGAAAAACGATATAGCGGATGATAAAATCGGCATCTATAAGCCTTTAATTCAGGATATGGCACAGACAGCAAAACGGCACCCGGACGAGCTTGTTTTTTCCTTGCTGGGGCAGGGATTTGAAAATAAATGCTACGATGGTAAACCATTCTTTGCGGACGACCATCCATACATGAAAGGTAAAACGCAGAGTAATAAAGGCACAAAAAAACTAACTCCCGCATCTTACGCCGAAGCAAGGGCGCAAATGATGATTATTAAAGGCGAGAATGGGAAGTCATTAAAAATAGTTCCCGACTTGCTTGTTGTCGCTCCACAAAATGAAGCTGTTGCAAGGCAAATACTATTTGCAGATTTGATTGCAGGCAATACCAATGTAAATAAAAATACCTGTGAGCTTTTAGTTGCTCCTGAATTAGCTGATTACCCTGAACAATGGTATTTGTTATGTACCAAAAGGGCAATAAAGCCTTTAGTTTTCCAGATTAGAGAAAAACCGAATTTTGTATCCTTAGACAGTGAAAATGACGAAAATGTATTTTATCGCAAGGAGTATATATATGGCGTTGATGCCCGTTACAATGCAGGATATGGATTATGGCAGTTAGCCTATGGTTCCACTGGTGAAGAAGCAGAGACAACTGGAGCATAAGCAAGGACATAAAGAGTATCCGATTTATGGGTACTCTTTATAAATACTATCTGGAAGGATGATAAGGTTTGAGTAACAAGGTTTTAATGATATCAAACAGTATAGATTTAAAAGATGTTCCCAGTGAGATAAAAATACTTCCTTTAGGTCTTGTGAAGTCTCAAAAGGGTGATTTTTACGTTGATAAAAGCTCATACAACATGATAAGTCAGAATTTTATCAGTAGAAAAATTGATTTAGTCATAGACTATGAGCATCAAACATTAAAGGATGTCCAAGCACCCGCAGGAGGTTGGATAAAAAGTCTGATATTAAAAAATGATGGTATCTATGCGAGGGTAGAATGGACTCCGAAAGCTATTGAATATCTGAGAAACAAGGAATATAGGTATCTCTCTCCTGTTGTACTTGTCGACAAGGGGAATAAAAAGGCTGTAGCGCTCCATTCAGTAGCATTGACGAACACACCAGCCATTGACGGTATGGAAGCGATTATAAACAGCCTAGACAATAATATCAAAGGGGTTGAAAATATGGACATTACTGGGAAGAAAGACGAAAAAAAGATGGTTGAGCAGTCTGCCAATATCCAGGATGAATTACAGGCAATTATAAAAGAGTTAGGTCTTAAACCTGATTCGGAACTACAGGAAATATTAGAAGCTATTCAGGCACTAAAGAATAGTAAGACCGAAAGCGAAATAATTGTAAACAAGCTCAAAGCCGAAAAAATAAGGAATGAAAGCGAGGAGCTTGTTAAAATAGCTTTATCAACCGGGCAGATTTCAGAGGAGCAAAAGGAGTGGGCTGTTAGCAGGTGTATGGAGGATATTGATGGCTTTAGAATGTTTGTCGATGGGGCATATCAAAGAGAACGTGATAACCTTATTTCATTGGCATTGAAGACAGGAAAAATACTGCCTTTTCAAAAGGCATGGGCGGAGCAACTTGCCGACAAAGATATATCTATTCTCAAAACTTTTGTCAATCAGGCGAATCCCGTTATACAGTATGGAGAGCTTGAATACTTCAAGGATGAAATTCCAAGAGGTAAAGAGGCTAACGCTTCAAGTCCCATCAGTGAAATTTTAGGACTTTCAGATGAGGACATAAGGAAATATAGCAGATAAGGTCTTAAAAGCCTCTATAATCAATTTTTAGGGCAGTATAATATAAACCTACCTAAGAAATAAGTAACGCCCGTTATCACGCGTGCTAACGCGGTTTACGGCGATATTAATTGCCATATTATTATATTTAACAAAAGAAGGTGGAATGTTTGTACAGCATACGGCTTGAAGGCGATACAAGACAGCTCATGAAGAAATTACAGAAGCTACAAAATATTGATACCACGGGCATAAATAAGGATATTGCCGAGAGCTTACGAACGGGCACAGTTGAACGCTTCAAGGAACAGAAAGACCCAAGCGGGAAGAAGTGGAAAAACTCTATAAGAGCTTCTGAGAATGGCGGTATAACATTGACCGACAGTGCAAGGCTAAAAAATTCGATCAAAACATCAGCAAATAGGTCGGGGGTGGCAGTTGGTACAAATACAATCTATGCGGGGACACATCAATTTGGAGCACGCCGAACTATAAGAGCAGAAAATAGGAGAGGTTTACGCTTTAAAATCGGTGATAAATGGATTACTAAGAAGAAGGTCAAAGTCAATATTCCTGCCCGTCCGTTCTTAGGTATCAGTGAGGACGACCAAAAAGAAATAAAGAGTATCTTGGAGGATGCTTTAAAAGACTAAATTATTACTTCTTTATGTTCGAATAGGCTTGACAAATTAAACTTATTGAACATATAATAAGGTATACCTATTAAACCTATTGAACATAAGGAGGTGGCAATTTGCAAGAAGAACTTATAACCACTAAAGAGTTATGCGAATGGTTGAAAATCAGTAAGGCAACCGCAAGCAATTGGCGTAAGCAAGGTATGCCTTACTATGGAAAGGACAGAAGCCTCAGATATCGAAAAAGTGAAGTTGAAAAATGGATGAAAGAACAAGAAGCTAAAAATAAATAAAATGGAAGCCCGTTTCGTAGTTTGCCGACCATGAACGGACTTCCCTGTACAGATACCTTTGCAAGCAAAGATACTGCTATAATAGTGTAGCATATTCCTCTTTGTTTATCAAGGGTATCGGAAACGAGGAGGGATATCGTTATGACGGATTCAGAACGTAAAAAAATGATGCTTGATATAGAAAATGATTTGAAAGCCATAGCAGAAAACGAGAAATACCTATTATACAAGTTCAGAAAACTCTCAGCACGAGGAAAAGAAAACGTTATAATGCAATTAAATATAGCCCTAAAATCCGATTTAGAATATCCTGAAAGACCAGAAGATAATAAAATAAAGGTTATATTTAATGAACACGGAGTTATAACTGATGCATATTGGAAGCTTCCATCTCATATACAAGGAGAGATTAAAGATTGCATATATGAACTCTTTAAGCTGGAGCCAAGCTATAAAGGAAAGCGTTGTACCCTATCAGGTATGTATAAAAGGCTTTCCCCGCTATCAAAGAGAATTGCTTCAGAACGTATAAATAAGCTCTTAAATTCGGACATAGAAGCTCCTAAGAAACAGGAAATATCTAATCAAAATCCTTTTAAAACTGCTATAGTTATAGACTTTCAAAGTAAAAAAGCGGTCAACAAGGAGGGTTCTTATGAGAGCTAACACGATTGAGCAATACAAGGTTTTAGAGTTCATTAAAAAGAATTTTGAGACTGATAATATTTCGATTGAATTGATAGATAAGTCTACTGTAAAGGTGACTGATAGCAAAGGAGATTCGCTCAATTTTGTTTATAAAAATGGTGTGGTTTGCTGGAATTAAGGATAAATGCTTCTAAAAGGTTCAAGGAGTGATGTGATTAAAACAAGGCAGTATGATTACAATATTGTGCGTAATAACAGAGGCTTAAAAATAAACAAAACACAAAGGCTTATTCAAAGAAAATGCATAATTATGCTTGAATAAGCCTTTTATTTTTGCCAAAAATCTTGTCCATTTTTGCCAAAAATCTTGTCCGGCTACATGAACTCCGCTGATTTTTTTGCCACATTTATGTGGGATAAAAAGACGCAAAATAAAAAACGCGATTTGTGAAGATTTCACAAATCGCATGGTATTAGCTTGTTTGGTGCCGAAGGCGGGAGTCGAACCCGCACGAGGGGTAAGCCTCGCTGGATTTTGAGTCCAGTGCGTCTGCCAATTCCGCCACTTCGGCAACGTAATTAAGTATAGCAAATATAATGAAGTTTGTCAATATTACTTACTGCGACGTTTTTGTCTGGTATTGTGGGTTTGTCAAACATATGTTACACCATCCTGTAAAAAAT